ATTCCCCTATCGTCTTGGCTTGTCTGCTAGGTCAGTCGATAGGTTCAAATTAATAAATCCTAGTAGTAAAATCATACTACTAGGGCTTTAGATTAGCAAATTTAGATTTGTTGTATTTTGGTAGGTCTTTTGAAAAAACCAAACTTAGGGTCTTTGTCTGACACAGTAACTGTAGCCATAAAAGTAATCCTATCACCTTTTTCACCTACATCACCACCCCAAACCACAAAACCCCTGTCATCTTTAACAGTGCATTTTTGTGAGCTGGTTTGCATACCATTAGGCAAAACATAATCTTTAAATGTGGTTTTGATAACCTCACCAGTAAACTGTATTCTTTCATCAGTAACAGGCACTGGTTCTGCATTTGTCTTTTCCTCCTCCCATACTTTTGCATTTTCTTTTCTGGTGATATAACTATCTATTATTTTTATACAAAAATTAACTTGTGCATCAGACAGATTTCCATACTGATGTAGTTTGTCTTTGATGTCATAAAAAGCAAAACCAATGTCTCTTTGCACTTCAATATCTGCGTCACCATAAGTTACAAAATGTTGTGCCAAAACAGGATTGGCTTGTAAAAAATCATGAATTTTTACTTGTAAGTCTTCTTTGACTTTTGCGTGATATTCTGGTGTTTTTCTGATAATAGGGTCAAGTTCATCAATTAAAGAAGCCTCAAGGCGAATATTATCTTCTTTAGCGTATTGGACAGCTTTTGCATAAGCCTCATCATAGTCTGTGCTTAGATTTTTTACATATGTATCACTTTCACTGACATTACCATTTGCTTTTTCAAATAGTATGTTCTGTCGCAAAGTGTACATTTTGTTCTCAAAACCAGCACCTATATAGTATGTATGTTTTAGTAAGCTCATGTTTTTCTCCTGTTATTAATGTATCTCACATGGTTATAATATCAAATGTGTAGGAATTTGCAAGTATTTGCACAAAGAAAATAACAAAAAAAAAGGCAACCTAAGTTGCCCTTTTTCTGAAATAGTTGAGTTATAAACGCTATTTCTAATCGTTCTAGTTATGCACCTTGTGAACCATAAATGCCTCTCCAATCAGAGAAACCAAAAGAATAACGCTCTCTAGCCTTATATCTTATGTTACCTGTTGAGAAGTCTGGCTCCATAGAAGTCTCCATTGGGCTTCTTTGGAACATTTTAAGTCCATCACCTTGGTCTGTTACAGAAGTCAAGATGAAGAAAGCATCTGGGTCTGTCAGATAATGATTTACTGAATAACCACCGGGTAGTACCCCTGTGCTTCTTACAGCGTTTAAATCATTGTCTGAAGTTCCAGTTCTAAGATTTGAATTTAGTATTCTTTCTGCAACAAAAACAAGTTCACTAGGAACTATCATTTTTGAAGCTTGAACAGATATAGTCAATCCTCTGTCATCTGTGAAACCACTGATGTCAATCAAAGCATCTTCCAATGAGGTTTCATTGAGGTCAGCCATTGATGTGGCTCTATTAGCAGCTGAACCACCACCTGATAGTGGATGATCTGTTGCTATTAGTGATTTACCATCTCCACCAGTAAAACTGGAAGAGAAAGCATTATTTAACACATCAGCACCTTTAACTTCTTTAGTATTCGCCATAGACTTAGCTAATGCTTTCACATAGCGTTTGCCTAACGAATCGTAAAGATTATCTTCTACTGCTTCTTCTGTGAGAGCAAACGCTAGAGCCACTGTGTCGTGGGTATAACGTGCACTATAACTTTCAGTTGCATTGTCAAAACTTACGCTTTGACCTTCAGTTTTTGTTGGTGCTGAACCAAATCCAGTGATTAACACTTCTTCTTCAAAAGCACGATTTGAATCCTCAATAGAGAAGATGTCTTCGTACTCCCTGTCATACTCATCATAAGACAAGCCAAACAGGCTGTTTAATCCCGGTTCTAACTCTTTAGCGAGTTGAGCTCTTGATATTGCCATTATTTAACTCCTTATGCTAAACCAGCACCTTTTTGACCCATGATGTGGTTTTGAATCACACATAGAACATTGGTGTTAGCTGATGCTACATCATCATTATCAGGGTCTTCTGAAATATCTATTACCTTCAAAGGGAGAGTAGCTGTTGTAGCACCAGTAGTTACATCAACCTCTGAATTAGATATGCCTGAAGAAGTATCGCCAACAGGAGAGTTGTCTACTATGTCGAAATTTCCAAACAAGTCAGCGACAGGAAAAGTGTCGTCTGCTTGTACTTCAAATACAACATTTGAGTCATCAATCACGTTAGCTACTATATCAGAAGCAGCTATGCTTCCGGGATAGTAATTTTTGAAAACTTGTTCGCCTGTGGTTGGGTCAGTATAACTGACTCCATTAAACACTCCGACAACAGGAACAGTACCAGTGGCAGCGTGTCTTCCCAGTACACCAGCAGTTAACTGCGTGACCAAGTCGCCTTGGAAAATTGGTGTAGTGGCTCCACTCGCTATCCTATATCTGGATTGTCCTCCAGAATAAGGTGCTCCGCCCATCATACGAACAGGTTTCAATCCAAAAGGGGCATCTTTATTAGCCATAATTTTTACCTATTAATATTAGTTACTTTTTCCCAAAAGTAACATTAGACTTCCTTTGCGAGTCATACTTCACATATCTTCCATCTCTAGCAGATTCGTTAAACATGTTATTGTCTAACGCTTCTTTTGCTTGTTGATTTTTGCCAGCGTAATATTCATTACGTTCAGCAATAGTTTCTGTTGGTATCTTCGCTAAAAGTAGTCCTTCATTATAAACAACACCAGTATGTCTGCCAGAATCCATAGTAGGTAAGTTGAAATCTTCAGGTAGATCTGAACCTCTTACAAGTTCCCAACCTTCTCTGAGTCTTCTACTCACGTTTGCTCTATCCTCTTGCCCCATCATAGATTCTCTTATCCATCGATATTCATATCCTTCAGGTGCTGGAGGTGTTTCTAGTTTTCTTACTGGTCGCCATGGGGTTCTACGAGATTCTTTAGCGTGAGACTCGGATTCACGAGATTGTCTGGTAGTAGTTTCTTGTTCTATTTCGTTAGTCATTTTATTTTGCCTCTCTTTGTGAAATTTTTTGTTTCTCTTTAGCAACAGATTTCAACCATGCCTCTTCAGACATATTATGTGGTTTCAATCCTCTGAGACGTTCAACTTCTGATTTAGAAAAAGTCACTCCGTTCTTCTTGCCTTGTGTTTTCTGACGACTTCCTACAGAAGTTGAAGTGACTCTTTGCACAGCGGGTCTGTCTTCATTTTGCACGTCTTCATTAGCCTGTAAATCAGGATAAACTTTGTAAACTCTACTATTTAGCTCACTGTAATAATCATCAGAGTCAGCTTCATAGCCCTCGTTTATGAGGTTATAGTGTGTGAAATAAGCAAATTGTGTTGCTTGTACAGTTTCATCACTACTATTATCACCATACCATTGATTGCTTTCATGCCAGCTCTTTGCTTGTGAGCTTGGTTCTGGTGCAACCTGTTGAGGTTGTTGATATTCTTGATATTGTTCTTGTTGTACTAGTTGTGGATTTTGAAAATTTTGTTGAGATTCTTCTTGTTCTCTTATTTTTTCTTTTTGTATGCTTAGATCGGTCTTTAGAGTGTCAGCCTTTGACATCAAATCAGCATCTCCAGAATCTACAGCTCTTTTGTACAAGTCATTAGCTTGCAGTTCTTTAGCTTCAATAGCTTCTTTTTCTTTTAGTAACAGATTTTGTTGTGTCTGTAACTTTTCTTGGTTAAGTAACGCTGTTTCTTGTTGCTTTTGAGCCAACATTTGCTCCAGTCTAGCTGCTTTTTCTTCAACTTGTCTGTTGCGTTCATTTAACTTATTTATTCTTTTAGATACAGATTTTGTATAGTTTTCTAACTCATCATCTGGGTTAGTCTCTGCTACAGCCTCCTGTTCTACTACCTCTACTTCAACATCTTCAGCTTCAGGCTGAATTTGTTGTGCATTTTCTTGTTCATTCATCATAAACTCACTATGTCATCAGGATTGAGAATTGTGGCTATAACCTCATCATCATTGATGATTCTGACCTCTGCACCATCCTCAAGTTTAAACCTAGAGCCAGAGTAACGCCCTATTAAAACCCATTGTTTTTCTTCACACCAAGGTTTGCCAGCAAATCGTTTTTTATCTTTGTAGCACTCAGCTCCTTGCTTGACCACATAAGCTACTACAGTTGCTAGAGCTTCTCTATCTACTGTGCTTTGTGCTAAATGTATACCACCTTTGGTTGTAGCTTTACCAGCATATGGTAAGACTAACATGCGATAACCAGTTGGTTGTGGCATCCTGTCTAAAACTGATTTGTCTAATAAGGTAGGGTCGAGAACTCTTGCTTCTTCTTCTATGTAAGCATTAGCTACTATGTCGTTAGTTGATTTTAGTTCTGCCATTTAGTCTTTCTTAAATAAATTCTGTAATTCTGTCTTCATATAGTATAAAGCAGATAGTTCTCCTTGCAAATATTTATAATGTTCCATATCTTTTAAGCCACCTGACATTAAAGTTTCAGCGACTTGTGCTTCTCTCTGAGATATAAGTTTTTTGATTGCATCAAGCAATTCGTAATCATCTGGCATTATTTTTTAGTTTTTGCTGGTCTGCCTCTTTTTTTAGCTGTTGTCTTTGCCTTTGGCTTGGCTTTTGCTTTAGGCTTTGCCTTTGCCTTGGCTTTTGCCTTTGGTTTTGGTTTTTCTACAGGCTCTTCTACTACCTCTTCTACAACCTTTTCTACAACCTCTTCTACAACCTCTTCAACAGCTACTTCTTCTACTGGAGGTGAAGACTCTACGCCTTTTGCTATTCTTTCTAGTTTTGCAGCTATTCTCTCAGCATTTGCTTGTGCCTTGTCTGCTTTGACTTTTTCTGACTCAGCTTGTTCTTGAGCTTCTCTTTCTCTTTCTAGTTTTTTTGCTTCACGCAGTTCTGCTACTGCTTTTAATTTAAATGAAGTTGCCATAATTAATTCCTCTGTTTTGCTCCCAGTTCTAATAGCTTTAGTTCAGCGTTTTGTTTTAATCTGTCCATAGCCACATTTAGTTTATCATCAGCTATATCTTTTTGCACATTTATCCTATCTTTTTGCAAAGTGTTCTCTGCCATCTTCTCTTGAGCTCTTTGATTTTGTTTTTGTGCAAACTGTTGTGCTTCAATATTAAGTTCTTTGTCTTTCAATTCAAGCTCTGATTTTCTTATATCAACCAATGGGTCACTGCTTTGACCTTGACCTATAGATTGTAAGAATTCAGCTGTTAGTTGTGCCATGATTGGAGCACTGTACTGGTCAAGAGTAATTTGTATCTGCTGTTGCATCAACATAGCATCATCTGGTGAGACTTGTTGCATTTGTGCTTGTGTTTGTTGTAGTTGCATTTGAACTTCTTGTGGTATCTGTTGATTAGCCAGTTCAGCTGATAAAAACTGTAAATGTTGCATACAGTGACTAATAATTATTGATTGTATCTGTGGATTTTCTTTGACTACCTGTGTCATAAACAAACTTTTATGCGTTTCTAGGTGTGCTTCATGGTTTTGTCCTATAAAAGCTTGTGCTGGCATACCTAACATTAGGTTGCTGTTTTCTAGTCCAGCATCAATAGGTTGTGGTGTGGTGTCTGGTGGTGGAGGTATAAGTGCTTCTACGTTATCTACACCAAGAGCTGCATACATTCTTTTGTATGCTTCGTACATACCTTGTTGACCATGTATCTCAGGGTTAGATTGAACCATCATTAACAATTCTTGAGCCAATGTTATCCTTTGACTTTGTGAGAATATGTTAGGGTCAGAAACTGGCACAATGTCAACACGACCATCAAAATCTTGTTGTTTTATCTCATTTGGTGCTGTGCCATTTGTAAAAGGATAGGATGGTGGTAGATACTCAGCAAAAACTCTAGCCAGTAAATCAAACTCTATCCTTTGTGCATAGTGCAATCTTTTGTGTATTGCACTCATAACTTTGGTTCCTCTTTCTAACAAAGCTACTGTCGTGCCTACTGGCATAGCTTGGTTCATATCACCTACATTCATATCAGCAATAGCTGCAAATCTTTTACCAGAATCGACCAATAGACCTAGTAATTGCATGAGTACATTGCTTGGTTCTTTTATAGGCAGAGGTATAAGGTTTTCTCTTAGAGAGCCACCTGTAGTATCAATATCTCTAAATTCACCGGGTTGTAAAGGCTCATCTTCATCTCTGATTCTCATGCCTCTAGCTTTAAAACCAGCTGGTAAATTAGCTAATGTACCAGCATCTATAAGCTGTCTAAGTATAGAGGTAGAAGCTTTGGACAATCCACCTATCATGTGCGATAGACCTAAACCATAAAATCCAAGACCCGGTAAGAACTTATATTGAACAAAGTAATTAATCTTATTTTTTAGTGGGTCTTGTTGTAAGTAGTTTCTTCTAATAGCCAATACAGTCTCTGTATCTTCATCTATAGTTATTATGTAAGGTAGTTTTAACCCTGTTGGGTTTCCTTGAGCATCTAAATCTTCAAAACCTTCGATGTCTAAGACAGTGTGTATTTCATAAATAACTCTATTTCTGTCTTCTTTGTAGCTAGGTGACACACCTTGTATCTCGTCAATAGTAGTTTCCACATCACTATCATCATCTGCATAGCTATTTTCAGGCATATCAACATTTGCATAAAAACCTGTTAACTGTTGTTTTTTCACCTCGTTTAATGACATATTGATTACATGTGTGATTCTTTCTGCTGAAGAAATATCACTAGCCTCGTAAGGCACAATCAAATCTTCTGGTGGTATAAATTTAGATACAGCTTTGTTTGTTACAAAATCAAAGTAGACTTTTTTAAACGCACTACCAGCTAGTGGTAAGTAAAATAACAACATATCAAGTTCAGGGTCATATTCTTTCATTACATTCATGATGTAATAATTCATAAACTCTTGTACTCTTTCAGCTTGATTTTCTGTCTCTATGGTTCTAGCACCTAGTATTTCTGTCTTGACAGGTCCTTTAGCTGGCAACATTTCTTTGTAAGCTTGTGCTTGGAACTGTGTCACTGCTTCTGCTAATATTGGGTGAACTACACCAGAGCTACCTTCAAATGGTTGCGATCTCTGTTCGTCAAACTTCATACCAAGATACTCAAGACCTTCTTTGTATGTTTTTTCCCACTCACTTCTTGATTGCTTGTCACCCTTGATTGAGCTCGTCAAGTCAGATGCAAGTTTCTTAGCTACATCCTCAGATATAAATTCTACTAAATTTGAGTTGAAGTCCATTTGTGGCATTGGTTGTTCAACCAACTCATCACCAACCAAAATCTCATTCTCATTAACAAGTATCTGTGCTGCGTCAGATATAAGTTCTTCTCTAGTTGGTTCTTGCTCGACTGTTACAGCTGACCCTTGTTCCATAATATCAGGGTCATTTTCTGTTCCTAGCATTTTATCTACTGCCATAATATCAAGTGTAGCACTCTTGGGCTTGTTGTGTAATCCATAGATAATAAATCATCAGTAATAAACTGTCCTATTTTTTTGTAAAAATTTAGCTTCATCTTGATAGTCTTCTTTCAGTGATAAGAAACCACCTTGCCTAAATCTCATCAGTGCCATGGTTGTGCTATCACAGAAATCGTCATTATCACCAAATGGAAAAGACGCTAACTCTTCTCTTACTTCATCTGCAAAATCTTCGTCAGGAGCCCAAACCATACCAGACTCAAATATAGGAGCTACACTATTCATTCTAGCTATCTTGTCTTGTCCTCTACTGGGTGAATAAGCAGTAACAGGTATGCCCATACGTCTTAGCTCTTGTGTCAGTGGTGTTCCTGATGCTTTTGCCTCAATGAGAACACAATCAGGTTCCCAATATTTATACTCATCAAAAGCTATTCTTTTTAACTCAGGAAAGTCTACTCTGTATCTTTTTGCATCTAGTAGTATTATTTGCTCAACACCATCTTCACCTTCAAAGATAGCCCAAGTAGTTATTGCAGAATAGTCAGCTGTTTCTTTCTTAGAAAAAGCAGTATCGTAACTTTGTATAACGTAGCTGTAATCAGGTATATCTTCGTATTTCCATAATTGCCACCATTCTCTTTTTACAATAGAACCCTCTTCAGCTGTTGGATTCTGCATCCACTGTGCGTTCCATTTAGATACTGGTAAAGATGCTTTTACAGACATAAGTTCTTCTTTTTTCCAATATTCACCCCAGAGTGGATTTTCAGTTTCAGGTAATATTGCTGGAAACTCTACTACTTCCCATTGGTCAGCATTGTCGTCACTTTGTTTTTTTAATACCTTACCAACCAAGTCTTTAGTGCTCCATCTAGTCATAACTATGACTATCGTTCCACCGGGTTGTAGCCTTTGTCTAGGTCCTGACGTGTACCATTCATAAGCTGACTCTAATGATTTGGGCGATAAAGCATCTTGCTCTGAGTGTGGGTCGTCAATAATCAATAAATCAGCACCACGACCTGTAATCGCACCACCTACACCAGCATAGAAAGATTCACCTTCTTGGTTTGTAGTCCATCTACCAGCTGATTTGTTATCTGCTTGCAGTTTCAACTCAGGAAAAATAACTCTGAAATCCTCACTGTCTATAAGGTTTCTAACTTTTCTACCAAATCGTACTGCTAGTTCAGCTGTGTGAGTACACTGTATTATCTTCAAAGTACCATTCAAACCCATCATCCAAGCTGGGAAGAATGTTGATGCAAACTCTGACTTAGAGTGTCTTGGTGGTAAACACACAATAAGACGTTTTAGTTTGCCTTGTGCAATTCTGTTAAATTTATCTGCAATTATTCTGTGGTGTCTGCCCTCTATGAAAGTGTCACCCCACATATGTTTCACAAAACCCATAAAATCGTTTTGACATGAATCTTGTTTATCTAATTGGTCGTATCGTGCTAACAAAGCTGTTGCTTCTGCTTTGTCTTGTTCTGACAGTATATCGAAATCTTTTAGAGATACTTCTTTCATGGGGGTCAGGCTGAGTAACTAGGTAGTGACATAGTAGCTACTCAACCCTAAACACATAGTGTCTAAGGTTAGTATAGTGTATTTGTGTGTCTTGCTAAACCTCATGCCATTCTTTGCCTTGGAAAAGTAAGGCTTCTGCTTCTCTTCTGCGTATCAATCCATTAAGAACTTCACCATTAGCCTTATTCCATCGTTTAATTTGTTGTGGCACTTCTTCGTACTTACCTTCGTTTAAAACTTTGAGCAGTGTTGAGCTACCAAGGTTAGAAGGTCCTAAGTTGTAAACCCAAGCACATAAAGCGTCATACTGACTTTGGTTAAGTTCAACATCAACCATGTCATCAATATAACTTTCGTACTCTATCATCTCTTCTTCAAGCAAATGATTGGCTTCGTCTTTATTAATTTTGTCGCCTTCTTTCACGTCTTTGGTGTGTCCATAACCTATTGTCCAAACACCAGCTGGACATTTGTAAGCTTCAAGCTCACAGCCTTCAAAAAACTTTATTAGTGCCAAACCCTCTTTTGATATTTGCATTTTATTTTCCCCATATTTTAGTTTTAGTGCCACCCCAATATTCAACAGCATGTCCTTCAGATATAAGTTTTTGACAAATATCCTCTCCATCTTCTGTGTAAGGTATGCCAAGAATTCTGCCATATTTGCCTTTGCCTAATGATTTTACTTTAAAAGTACCAACACAAAGTTCCTTGAGTCTTTCTTTTGCTTTCAAACCTAGTTCTTTTTCTGTTTTTCTTTCTGGGTATTTTTTAGTGTTTATTCGTGATTCAGCTGTGTCAATTCCAGCCAAACGAACTCTTTGTTTGTGTAGTTTTACAGAAAATCCTAAATCCAAAATGCAATCAAATGTGTCACCATCGATTATTCGATCTAATGTTGCTCTATATACAAACTCATCTGGTGATTTACTCATTTTCGTCTTCTTGTGGTTTGTCTAGTTCTCTATAGTATTTGATTATGGAAAGTATATCTTTGGTATATCGAGTGATTTCAGCCATATCCATGCTGAGGTTTTCATATTCTCTGGCTGACAATGAATAAAAAGCTCTAGGAGGTGCATTACCAGACTCAAGATTATCTAAGTATTCTTGCATAGTAGTTGGTGTCATGACTTCCCAATCTACATTAGTTAAGCTCATAGAATATGGTAGAGGTGGATGATATATAGGTGGTCTTTCAGCTATCGTCTTAACTTGCACAGGTTTGACCTGTGGCAACATAGAACAACTAGCAGTAATTACTGCAAGACTAACTATCAGTAGATTCTTCATCAAATTGGTTTGGGTTACTTAGTTTTTCAAGTTCAAGCATAACTCTTTCAGAGCCTCTATTTATTCTACGTTGTAAATCCTCTGGATTAGCCAAAGCCGACTCATCTAAGTCAAGATTTGCAAAAGTTTTTCTTAGCTTGTTTACATTTTCCATTGCCTTTCTGTTTTCTTCAGCCAAACTGTTCATTTGTTGTTGTTGTTGTTTTGCTTGTTTCAAATGATTTTCAATAGCTTCATTTTGCTCTTGTATTTTTGTTTCCAAAACCAACTGGTTACCTTTCAACGTGCTGATTTGGTCTGCTTGGTAATCTATATACCATGCAGAACTTGCTACAGAAAGAACTAACAAGCCCCCTAATATTATTGATAATTTCATGCCCATGTATATACTTTTAATGCCTCAGCTTTTCCTTTAACTGTTAAATCTGGTAATGACTTTAACACATATTTACAATTTTTTGCAGTTTCATGCCCTATCAGGGTGCTCACCCCAGCCTCTTTGGTTCCTGACTCAAGGCGAGCTGCTACGTTGCAAGGGTCGCCAATCAAACTAAACGCAAATCTATCTGTAGCCCCAAAATTACCAGCAATGCACACTCCAGAGTTTACACCAATACCAATGGCTATCTCTGGTATGCCTTCTTCTACAAAACGCTGGTTTAATTCGACAATGTTTTTCTCTATCTGTTTGGCTGCGTCACATGCTAGTTGATGATGGTCTTCTTGTGGAATAATTGTGTTGAAATGAAACATACCGGCATCGCCTATGAACTTGTCTGTAACGCCTGAAAATTGATTTACAGCCTGTACTTGTACGTCTAAGACAGAGTTCATGATGTAAGTGACCATTTCTGGCTCTACTGACTCAGAAAGGCTCGTAAAACCTCTTAAATCGGTGAAAATTATCGAGCAATCGACCCTAGCACCATTAATTTGACACAATTCTGGGTTTTTTTGCAGTTTTTTGACCATTCTAGAATCTAAATACTTACCAAATTGCTGTTTTATGAGCTGTCTAGCCTTGTATTGCTCTCTAAAACGCATGTAAAACGCTGTAGAACCAGTAATAAACTGTGAAATCAGTGTCCAAGTAACATCAATCAACATACCTGACTGTATTAAGTAATATCCTGTATAACCTGTGGATAACATAACAATGACACCCAAAGATATGCCTAAAGTTATGCCTGAAACACTTAAAATTACCCAAATAAGTATTATTGACACAAATAAAGTCATAAATTCAACTGCAAACGACCAATCAGGCACATAGGGGCTGTTTTCTATCAGTATTGACTCAGCTAATGCTGCTTGTATTTTGTGTGGCTCTAATAAACCTACAGGTGTAGCCAACTGAGGCATAATACCTTTTGCAGTAAATCCAACAAAAACAAACTTATTTTCGACATCCATTTCGCCTAAATTAGTCTGTGGTGTATCTACCCAACTAATCCACTTACGACCAAGAGAGTCTACTGACACAGGTGGGATGCCTCTTACTCTGATTTGTTCTATACCATTGTCGTTAGTTTTAATTACATATGTTTCAGCTCCAGCCAAAACTTTCAAAACTTCTGTGGCATATGAAGACACCCAACCATCTGGTGTTTTCATTAGCAGTGGTAATCTTCTTACTAAATTGTCAACGTCTGTTCTGGCTACTGCTATGCCTTGTGCACTGTTTAGTTTCAAAACATCTATGTTTTCTATAACACCTTCTGCCATGATGCCACCAGCATCTTCACCTAAAATTACTGTCCCAGATGTAGGAGGGTAGTCTCCCCTCCCTTCAAACATTGCAAGAACACTAGGAGAAAAAGACAAAGCTTCCATAAATTCAAAGTCACCTCCAAATCTATCTGGTTGAGGAAAAGCCATAACCCAACCTACGCCCATAGCTCCTTGCCTGAGTAAATTTATATGTATTTGAGCTAAGGTTTGTCTTGATAAAGGATAACCACCTTCATTTGCAATATCATTCTCAGTAATGTTTAGTATTACAAAATTACCACTTTCTTGCTGTTCTGGTATCAAAGCATCAAAGGTTCTAAGTTTTAAAACTTCAAGTGGAGTGCCTTGATAAACAAAAGGCAAAACTAATATAAGTATGAGTGATAATGGTACAAGTTTTTTCATCCAGAGCTTTGTTTTATTTTTATTGTTGTTGAAGAGCCACCATTAATTTTTACTGTATTAGCCACACCATCTTGTATCAATATTATCGTATAGCTATCAGAACCATCTAGGTTTAGTTTAGCACTTTGGCTGACTGTTCTGGTAAGACTAATGTTTTGACCTGATACTATTGTTGTTATCTGTGTGTCTTTATCTTGTCCTATTTCTGTGCCAACAATACGAATACCAACCCCACCTTGTTTGAGTGCGTCTTCTTCTTTTACAATATCAAGAGCATCTAATACGTTCAGCAAATCTTCTAAAAAATTTACATCTAAATAGTTTATATCTAGCTCTGTAAATTCTAGCTCTTCTTCTGCATCAAGAAAATCTTCATCAAGAAAATCAATATCTAGGTCGTCAAATTCTAAATAATCTACTGTTGTTTTTGATTGCGTTTCTTCTGCTTGTTGCTCTGTTTCTTCTGGTGGATTAACAATGAGCATGTTATCAATCAAGTCTAGTGATATGTCTAATGTGACTGGTTTTGTTGGATTGTTTTCGTAAACAGATACTGTAGTCGCTTGATATGGCTTGTTCAGTGTGACGCTACCCATGGCAGTAGCTACAATAATCTCTCCACTAGATATGCCATTTTCATCTGGCAACAAAATCACTAACGATCTTCCAAGCTCATCTACTGTACAAGTAAAATCTGTACCACGAATAGCTATATCTGCTGTAGGAGTTTTAATAGATATGTTACTTTTGTTATTGAATTTACCTGTAATAAATCGTGCTGTGCCACTGGCAAACTTTAATGCCATCTTTGACTTAGAAGGGTCTGGGTCATAGATATATTCATCTATAACCAGTTTTGAGTGTTCTGTTAGTTTGACTGTAGAGTCGTCTTCAAAGGTTATGGCTACTCTGCCAGCTTCTGTGCGTACATCATCCATTTGTTGGATGTTGAACTGAAGTTCAGCACCATAGGGTTTATCTCTTAGAACTTGTGCATTACCTCTAACTTCTGAGATAGAGCCTATTTCAACAGACGAATGAAGTCGTTGCGTCTGACTGAGTAACACACACAGTGCCACTAGAGCCATTAGATGTAATCTTGAGCCAGTCATTATCAGATGTAGATTCTTGGTCTATGTTAAAGGTGCGTGACCCTCCGACATGCGTAAGGTGAAAATAACCTCCAGCATATCCATCTCCATCATATGTCACAGTGTTGTCGTTGCCATCTATATTCATGTAATTTGTTGCACCATCAACATCTATAGATGCAGTAATGTTGTTAGTGTCGCCTTGTATAGTCCAATCTAAATCCAAATTAGCTGCTAGTGCTGTCATAGCGTGATTGAGTGTCATTGTGTTCGTATTACCAGTGACTTGTACATTTACATTAGAACCATCAGCTCCAGTTGCGTTGGTTTCATCTGTAGACATATTAAAGGTATTTGTATCGCCAATGAAGGAGAAATAGCCTGTGTAATTATCTGCCCATATATCTCCTAAGTATTTGTTATTTTGCCCTTTCTGCAAAACGTCTAGCGTCATCGTTCCGCCATCCAAATCTAGGGCTGTCATAGAGCCAGCTGTAGCGTCAGACCCACCTATGATGTTTCCACCACCACCCACTTGTTCAATATCCAAATTGGATGTCGCACCTGACTGATCTATAAATATTTCATTGTCAGCCCCGTATATTAGCGATACATTCGTCATCGCAAATAGGCTCATCAATATCAATCCTTTTATCTTGTTGCCAATAGCCTTCTTCATAGCCCTCCTCTATTGTGCGTAGTACGCTTGTCTCTATTGCCATCTGTAAAGCAATATTAATAGACTCATTCTCTACTATACCACTCTCAATTTCAACTAATTCGGTATTATTTGCATAAAATCTGAACACATCAGAAGATACAGCAGCACTGAGAATTGACTTGGTTACTAAGACTTCAATCAAAATTTTACCTGTGCTGACAGAAACTGTGCGTAGAGATATGGTTACAGAGTCTTGTCTGTACTCTTTGGAAGCACCAATACCAAGATAACGAGCACCAGCACCACCAGATTTGATATTAGTTTCATAGCCTACAACTCCACCTTCCATCAATAAACCAGCAAACATTAATGGTTTTACCTTTTGTTTTTCATCAAAACTTTCTCTAGTGGTACGAATAATTTGTCGTTCTTTTGTTAAATTATCCAGCCCTGTTCGTTCAACCACTTCAAACACGCCAGAGTGTTTCAATGCTCTTATGAGGTAGGCATCAGGAGCTTGTGTAATAGCTGTACTAAAGCTTGCATATTGACTATTGCTTCTGCGTTGTCCTGTGTTGTCTTTGAAAGAATTTGGATAAACAGCCACTACAGGCTTTCGTATAGGGATAGGAACTTCTGCTAAATTGGTCAATAAAGAGCCAACCTCTGCTGACTCAATACTTCTTATGGGTGGTATTCCATTGTCTAAGGGGTCTACAATTAAAGCACAACTAGAAAGTGAAAGAACCAAGAGGTACAGTAATTTCTGTTGTATTGCCTTCTTCATCTGTGATTATTAATGTTACTTTATCGTCTTCTACTCTATATTCTATGGTGTTTCCTTCTAATTCCAAAGTACCAAAATCAGAGGCTGTCTCACCAAATAGACTATCAACCAACTGACGAGAAATTTGTGCATAGATGCGTGATTCAAGATTTCTTATGAATCGAGCTAGTGTAGTATTTTCAGCCTCTCGCTGAAGGTCTTCAGTATATGCCCTCAGCTCTTCTTTAATTTCTTGTCGTCTTTGAAATTCCTGAGAATCTATAGTCAGATAGTGACTGGATGTACCAACACCTGAAAAGCTAGGATTTTTAAACTTATGAGTCATCTCATCAGCATTGAGTGTAAAAGCAATTAACACGACATTAGCAAGACCTAAAACGCAAATTAGCAAGACAATCTTTTTTTTTCCTCTATTCATCTTTATTTACAAAAAAAGAATTTTTAAAATTGTCTATGTTTCTATCTGCAATAACTTCATTACCAACAAGTAGAATTGCAAATGAAAATGTAAGTACAAAAAAAATAACAAAGGATAATAAGACTGTGCCAATCCAACACATTTCTTTTTGTATCTCCTTCTCAAATATTTTTTTTGTTCTTCTATCCATTACGTCTATCCTGTTGTTGTTTAATCAACTCTTCTAACTCCTTTTTCGTTTTTATTTTTTGGTTCTGCTGTTTCATGTCTCCCCTCTTTTTCTCTGACTTCTAAAACAGTATTTACCTTTTGCTGTAACCTTATCATATCTTGGTCAAGTAAACGTAATTGGTCAGTCAAACGTATAATAGTTGCCTTCATCTCTTCTACTGAAGGGTCTATTTTTTCTGTGATAGTAGTCCATACAAAAAAAACAAAATATCCTAATCCAACAACCATCACAACAGAAAAACCAAAATCTGCTATGATTTGTACAATATCCACTAATCTCTCCTAGCGTCTATCTTTCCGTCTTCTACAAAGTTTTCTGCCCTTGATATTCTATCTAAGTCTGGTGCTAAATTTAAAGCACTAGAAACACTTACATCTATACGAATCATATCGTTGTTCATAATAGAAGCTCTTGTTATTAACATTTTAGATATACCCTGTATGGTTTTGATTTCATCAACAAGACCATCCATCATTTGTTTCATAACCATGAATATAAAAAAACCCATCAACAGTCCACTTGCTATGGGCAAACCTACCTCTGCTATAAGTTCAAATACTTCCATTACTTGGGTTTAAAGTCACTTTTAGATTTGTGACTATTGGTGTACAAACCAAACCAAGCTGCTCCAGCTCCTACAACTATTGATATTAAGCCTGACTGTTCAAATGTAGGGTCTGGTAAATCCATAAACCAAAACGTAGTGTAGTAAAGAAGATACATATAAACGCCCAAAAATGCTCTAGGTATAAGTCTCCAGCTATCTAATGCTTCTGCAACAAAAATAAATTTTTGAAATGGGTTGCGATTGTATTCATCCTCTAGCTCTCTAATTCTATCTTTTAGCTCAGACTTTTCTTGTAGTAAAGCCATGAATTTATTGAGGTCTATTTCTACCTCATTCCTATCCATGTCACCACCAAATCTGCTTGAGGGCTCTCTATCACTCATTATATAAATTTACTTAGTACAATAGCTCCAACTATGAAAGGATAAACACCCCACAACATGTTCTCAAGTTTTTTAAATTTTTCTGAACCTTCATCCAGTCTTTTTTCAATATTTTGATAACGTATTGCACACTCTCTTTCATGTGACTCTATTTTATTGAGTGCATCCCTAGCTGTTGCCATTATTTTTTTGCTTTTTTTACTCTTATTTCTTCGTAGGCTTCATTGACATCAGGTGTTGATTCATCATCGCCTATAAATCTACCATCTTCATCTCTGGCTCTTACAGTTTTTCTTACAGTTCCTGTGAGAGCGTCAATCATTTTTTTCCAAAAACTCATGTTATTTCTCCTTGGCTTTGCCTACGTTTATAGCACACCAATCTATTAGCTTATAGATTTTACCTATAATCTCATCGTCTTTTGGCGTGGGTGTCAAAGCACAAATTAAAGAAGCACCTGATATGACCCAAGGTGCTATTTGTATTATTGTTAAGATTGTATCTAACATATCATTCTCCTTCTGTTAATGATTCTTCTGGAACATCCCAAGATTCTTTTAGTTGTTCAGCCACATCTGGAACATCCCAACAATTTAAGTTAGATGCTACTGTTCTTCTTTCGCCTTCACCTTTAAAGGGATATACCATGTGTTGTAACCAAGAAGGAAACACTAATAATTTTCCTACTTCTGGTTTCATAACAAAAGACTGAGGTGGTCTAAGTCTCTCTGTATTCATCAATTCGTTTCTACCATAATTAAAAGCAATGTAACCATCGCAATCGCCAGATGTATTATATAAGGAGTAGTTTGGCGACCCAGCTACAGGTTGGTTTAATATTTGTTGGGGTACTTTTGTCCAACCAGTAGTTGATATTCCCATTAAGGTTTTTGTCCCATGGTCGTGGATTGGATTATAGTCGCCTTCGTAACTATGTACCGACCATGTTTCATCGATGGCTACTGACTTTGGAGAAGAAAGGCGTGAACCAGTATTATTGCTAAAAAAGTTTATGTAATCAGCACCAAGACTACAGATAAAATCTGAATATTCTTTTACTCTAGGGTCTGCATTATCCATCAGTAATTGTTCGCCCTGAGTTATTTGCCCAACCAAAGTATTAGCTAATGATTTTTTGTTTTCATCTTCTAAATATTCATCAAGGTAATCGTTTAAGTCATTTACCATACTAATAGGCATTTCTGTTTCCATAACGTAAACAGAAGGCATATTATGTACTGTAACTTGTGCCATTAACTAGGTACGCTAAACGCTTCGTCTGGTGTACTTTCTACTGGTGGGTTAGTAATTACACTATCTACCTGACTAGCAAATACTGAATCCCATAGTGATACAGGACAGATAGCTACTAAGTTTGCATTAGTCCAACTGCTTTTAGCTTTTAGTGTAAAGTTAGCATTACCATCTCGGTCTAACTGTTCTATAGTTGCATTAAATTCAGACTTGTAATAAGTCGCATCACCTTCACTATCGTTTTCATAAGTCATTTCTATATCCCATTTATCAACCTTGCTGTTGCTATTAACGTATGGGGTACAACTTGTTATTGTTTTTGTTACTGCCATTTTTTACTCCTTATCCTTCTAATGTCGTGACTCTAGTAGTCAACGCATCTATTTTATCATCAGCTTCTTGTAAAGCCTTAACTAGAATTGGTATTAATTGAGTTTCCATCAATTTATAAGATAGTGAATTAGAGGTATTAACAACATGGTCATCACTCCAACCTATTGAAGTTTCTATTGCTTTAATTTCTTGTGCTATAAAACCTAATTGTTTATCTGATGATTTTTTACTGTGATCTCTTTCACCATACTTCTCATGTTCATGTGAGTAATAATTAGTTCTATTATCCCAAACATAAGTTACAGGTCGCATTTGATTAACAAAATTTAAACCTGCATTATTAGGTAAAGTTTCTATATCTGTTTTATCTCTTTCATCAGAACCTACAGTTAAAGCAACTTTTGTTTCAAAGACACTGGTTGAATTATTACCAAGAACTATATTGTTACTTCCTGTAGTAATTGTAGTTAAGGCATCGTGACCAGCATCATTTCCTACCACTACATTATTAGTACCCGTACTAATATCTCTACCAGCGTGTTTACCTACTGCTGTGTTGTTAGATGCGGTAGTCAAGTTTTCCATGGCTTCAACTCCTACTGCCACGTTGCCATCACCAGTTGTGACATCAAGTGCTGCTGCTCTACCAACCCCAACATTATCTCCACCAGTTGTTAGTTTACCAAGTGCTTCATAACCTAATGCTGTGTTATTACTTCCTGTAGTTATTACATCGCCAGAAGCAGCACCAACTGCTGTATTTCCTCCTCCAGTGGTGTTTTGTGCTAATGCACCAGAACCAACAGCAGTGTTATTTGATTGGGTATTGCTATAAAGGGCTTGATTACCGACTGCGGTGTTATTATCTTGTGTAGTAGTAGCGTATAAAACTTCTTTGCCCACACCCACGTTTGCTGCACCTGTAGTGTTTGCTACTAAAGCATAATGACCAACAGCTACGTTACCACTTGCTGTGGTATTGGCATCTAGGGCTGACCTTCCTACTGCGACATTTGAATGACCTGTAGTATTAGTTTTTAGAGTACCATACCCCACTGCTGTGTTGTCGGCTGCTGTTGTATTTGCTGTTAAAGCCTCTCCACCAACTGCTGTATTTGTAGCACCTGTGGTATTTGCCTCTAGTGCTTGTTCACCTACTGCTACATTATACCCTCCTGTAGTGTTGGAATATAAAGCAATATAACCAACTGCTGTATTATTAGTCGCAGTAGTGTTCGCGTTTAAAGTATATGCACCTAACGCTGTATTTCTGCCACCTGAAGTATTTGCTAATAAAGAATCTGTTCCAAATGCAGCATTTTCTTGACCAGTATTAACTTTTAAAGCTTGATAACCCACACCTGTGTTATAACTAGATGTACTCATTGCAGATAAAGCATCTTGACCGATAGCAATATTTTGTGTTCCAGTTGTGTTTGATCCCATAGCTGAATCACCAATTGCTATGTTATACGATGCAGTTGTGTTTGAAGTTAAAGCAGCATAGCCTATAGCAACACTATGAGAACCTGTAGTATTTGCATCTAAAGCATTAGTACCTACAGCGACATGCCTAGTACCTGTAGTGTTATCTTTCAAAGCATCAGCGCCAACTGCTGTGTTGTTAGATGCAGTTGTATTATCTCGTAATGCTCTACTACCTATCGCAGTATTAGTAGCACCTGTTGTATTTGCAGTCATTGTTTGTTGACCTACTGCTGTATTAGCGTCTGCCGTGGTGTTTGCAGTAAGAGAAGAAATACCTATAGCTACATTTAAAGTTCCAGTTGTATTTGCATCTAAGGCTAAAGCACCTACTGCCGTGTTAGATGCTCCTGTAGTGTTCGCAGCAAGTGCGCCTTGACCAACTGCCGTATTGTTATCTGCGGTGGTATTAGCATTTAATGCCCCTTGTCCTACTGCTGTGTTAGAACTTCCAGTAGTGTTTTCATCTAAGGTACGTGAACCCACACCAGTATTCGTTCCGCCCTCTGTATTTGCGGTTAAAGAATTTTCTCCTATAGCAGTATTATAGTTTCCTGTTGTAACACTATCTAAGGCTGTATCTCCTAAAGCAGTATTTCCTGTTCCTGTTGGATAGCCTCCATCTAGTTTGATTGTTCCGCCATCTGTTTCAAAGTTACCAGCGTTTGTAATGCCATCAAATGTACTTGTTCCATCTACATCAAATGTTCCTGTTACAGCTAAATTGCCACCTACTGAGGCATCATCTGTTACTGTCAAATCGTCTTGTACTTTTAGGTCTACTGTAGAAAGACTAGCAAAAGCGTCTACTACTGCTGCTCCACTACCAGCACCATCTAGGTAAACTGCCTTAGTATCGCCAGCTGGTATGGTTATATTAGCTCCTGTGCCTTGTGAAATTATTATGTTTTGAGAACCAGTAGTGCCATTCTCTATAAAGTGCATCCTACTTATAGTGTTAGGTGCAATCGTAATCGTACAGGCTGAGTCTAATGTGCCTGTGTATTTGAGATACATAGCTCTACCGGGGTCAGCTGCTCCATCTGCAACTGTAGTAGTATGTGTATCTGCGTTAGTTGTTATGCCCTCTGTACCAAAACTTAGAGCTTCACCTATCAGCTCAAGATTAAGATTCGTCACTACACCCCAATTTCCTGACTCATCGCCAGTGCCCATTTCGTTGAGTCTTAAATCATTTACATATGTGCTTGCCATATATTTATCCTCTGTAAATCATGTATTTATTATGCAGCGTCACGACCACCTTTAATTGTAGTATAGTTTGGAGTTTGACTTGTAGCAACATCTGAATAGTCAGGAGTTTGACTTGTATCAACCTGTCCATAGACAAATATTATACCTACACTAGCAGTAGCACTTTGTCCTGTGGGCACTACATTGGCTTTCGCAATGGTTGAGACTGAGCCTACACTTGATGTAAGACCAAAACCAGTTACTTCTATGACTTCATTTTCATGGATTATGACAGTGCCTAAAGCACTGGTTGCTGATACTCCTGTTAAAGACACATTAGCTTCTGCATCAAACGTAGGTGTACCAACTGAGCTTGTAGCTTCTAGTCCTGTGGGCGTTATGTTTGCTTTTGCGACTGTAGTTAAAGAACCTACAGCTGACGTTGCTGATAGCCCTGTTGCTGATACATTACAGTCAGGTTGTATAACTGGTGTTCCAAGTGAACATGTTGATGAAACGCCTGTAAGTGTAATGTTGGCTTCTGCGTCTACTGATAACGTGCCTGTAGAAGCTGTAGCTGATACACCTGTAGGTGTTGCATTTGCTTTTGCTACGACTGAAAGGGAGCCAAGTGATGCTGTTGCTGAGACACCTGTTATTGTAAAGCTTATAGGTACAGATGCTGGTTGCCCCCAAGGACCTTCATTCCAGCCAGACCTACCCCACCCTGTAGACACTAACTAACTCCTTCAAGCTTGGCTTTTACAACCTCTAGCTCTTCTTTCACTGGTGTCGTTATAAATTTGTAGGTCAGCAAATAGTCAATTTTGTTTATGCAGAATTGTATGTCTTCACTCATCCTTCAATTATAGACTCAAAAATCTATATTATGAAGTCTAGTGTAGACCTTGAAACTTTCTATTAAGAATCTTGCCCACTTTGTGTGGTGTAAAGTTTTCATACTCTGGGTGTAAAGACTGTACTTGCTTGGCTATTCTTCTCCAACCCAAACCAGCATCGCTACAAGCATAGATGGTTTTGAGAACTTCTTGCTCTTCTGGATGTGGCACTAACTTGGTGTGTCGTCTTGAACCAACCTCTTCATACTGTTTGGTAAATCCAAAAGGTGCATCACCACCAATAGAGTAACCTTTCTCTGCCCAAGCCATCTTGCCATTAGAGGTTCTTTCCAGAATCATCTCTTTCTCCATTTCAGCAAAAGATGCCATCATAGATATGACCATTTCGCTCATCTGCCTAGCCATATTAAACTTCTTTTTCAAACCAACCTCTTCAGGATTCTTGGGCATGACCACTGGCATGTCTCCAAACAACTCACAAAAGTAGAGAGTTATACCAGTCTCTTCTAGTACAGGTATGGTGGTCAACATTTCTTTGACTGATCTAGCAAACCTATCAAGCTTAGTAGCTACAATGATGTCATTGTTATCCATCACATCTGTCAGCTCTCTTGAAGCTGGTCTGTCTGTGAGTGGTTTTGCTCCACTCACTCCAGCATCTATGAAGAACTTATCAACAGGTCTGTTGAACTTAGCCTGAACAAACTCCTCTATCTTCTTTTGTTGGTCTTCCAGTGAAGAGCCATCCTTGGCTTGTTGCACTGTTGATACCCTTACATATCCATAGATATTATTGATTTGCTTTCTAGGTTCTATCATGACTTGCTCCTTGCTCTTCTATCTCTAGCCATCTTGTTGGCTCTGTCTTTGACCAGCTGATTGTCTTTCTCGATCTCAACCATCATCTCGTCAAGCACTGCTTTCTTATCTTCAGCTTTCAGCTTAGTAAGTATAACAAGGTCTTTGCGTTTTGGTTGCCAAGTCTGATGCCATTGCTTTTCCTGATTTTGGTAACACCACTCGATGTGACCAAAGTTGTCAGAGGTAAACCCAAAGGTTACTGGGTTCTCAAATTTTTCATGCCACTTCATTAGTCTTGCTCCTTGTTGATTTGTTCGTGATACTTAACATACTCAAGGCAAGCATCGTAGGCTTCCTCGTATGAGTCTTTGTAGTGCTCATCCGCAAATGGGTCGCCCTCCCAATCTTTATCGCCATCAAAGTCATTTGAATATACCCAAGTAGTGTAGACATCTTCATCACCATCCCAAAGAACATCAAGAAAATCGTGTTTCTTTTCTAGGGCAACAATTTTTTTTCTGTAGCTGTACTCAGTATCAACTGACTGTTCGTCTTTCTTGTAAAGATTTCTGGCTTCAAGCCTTTCTTTTAACTCAGCTTCAAGTTTCTTTATCGTAGCTCTTTTATGCTTGATAACAGAATTAGTAGCATCAATCTGCCTTCTAGCTTCTCTTCTTTTTTCAGTCAGATAGGTTTTGTAATTTTCGTGACTCCATCTAACAATGTCATCAGTTGGTGTGTAAAATTTATTTTCCATAGTTTTTCTCCTTATTTAAGTTGTTAAAAAAATTTCTCACATCTCCTATACTATAGTAATTGTAGGAATATGCAAGTATTAATATGTTACAACATAATAAAATATTTGTTTGC